TCTTATTTAAATGTCACGGGGGCTGTGAGCAAGATCAAGTTTTCGGTGCAGTCAAGGACTACGGTCTGTTGCCAGACCTGCCAAACCCGACAGACTTCTTGACGCAGATCAAACCGTTACCGAAACCGCAAGAACCTGTGTTGGAGCAGGAGTGGCATTACACAGATGAAGACGGCATCACCCAGCACATAAAACAACGCTACAAGACCTTTGACTCCAAAGGAAAGACATACAAGCAGTACAGGGTGGACGAGAACGGCAGACGGCACGCATCAATGACGGGTGCGAACATAGTCCCGTACAACTTGCCAGAAGTTGAGTACGCAAGAAAGACAGGCAGGACTGTCTTCTTGTGCGAAGGCGAGAAGGCTGCCGACGCTCTCAAGTCTTTAGGTGTGGTGGCAACCTGCACGCACAACGGTGCAAGCAACTTCCCCGAAGATGTAGTCAAGCACCTAGTCGGACTGACTATTGCGATAGTCCCAGACAACGATCTGGTCGGCTGGGAGTACGCAAGGAAAGCAGTTGCAGCGCTCAAGTCGGTTACAAAAAGTATCCGAGTGGTTGACCTTGGGTTACAGGAGATAAAAGAAGACGCATACGAGTTTGTCCATAAGTATGGCGGTGACAAGGACAGGCTGGTTGACCTGACAAAGGCAACGCAAGCAGTCATAAGTGAACTGGATGTAACGACTCCTGCAAGATTGATTGGCGTTGCTGAGACACCAGTAATAGAAGAGTTGGAGCTGCCACAAGCACCACTACAACGCGAAGGATTCAAGCTCGAAGCGTGGGACAGCATTGAGGACGAACCAGTTGAGTGGCTCATTCAAGGAGTCATACCGCAACGATCATTCGTTGCCTTATACGCACCGCCAGCTTCGTTTAAGAGCTTCGTCGCACTCGACATTGCGGAGTGCATCGCAACGGGAAGAGCATTCCTTGGCAACCAGATTACCAGACGCGGTGCAGTCCTGTACATCGCAGGTGAGGGTCATGGCGGTATCGGGTCACGCATTAAGGCTTTGAAGACGCATCACAAGACACCAGTTGGAGCGCCTGTTTACTTCTTGCGCAGACAAGTCAACCTTCGGTCAAGTAAGACAGACCTCCAAGACTTGGTGGCAGCCATTGACGACCTCAAAGCAATCAACGAGATCAACTTTGAGTTGATCATCATCGATACCTTAGCTAGAGCGTTTGGCGGTGGTAACGAGAACGCATCAGAGGATATGGGTGCATTCATTACGGCTGCTGGCGCTATACAAGGACGGTATACCTGTGGCTTGCTGGTAGTCCATCACGCTGGTAAGGACGCGACCAAGGGACTGCGCGGTCACTCTTCCCTGCTTGGCGCAGTAGACACCGAGCTGGAGATTATCAGGATCGAAGGCGCTCAACCGCCAAAAGGAATACTGCACATCTCCAAGCAGAAGGACGGTGTGGACGGGCAACGCATTGGATTCAAGATGATTGAGGTCAGCTCCAGCAGACTCAATGTCGCTGACACATCCAGTCTGGCGGTAGAACCTGACAAGGAGATGGACACATCGGTCAAGCAGAAGGTAAAACAAAACCCTCCAGACGCTACTGGAAATGGAAAGAATCAAAGGCTCGCAATGGAATGCTTGTATGAGGTCGTTGCCGAAAAAGGGTTCATGCGCGACTCAATAAAGTGCGTTGGGATTGGCTATTGGGAGGAAAGATTTAGGCAGAAAAAGGGAAATAACATCGCCAAAAAGTCAGTTGATAAGGCATGGAGGGAAGTGCAAGAGGATTTGGTTGATTACAAAAAAGTAGTAATAAATCGTGACATATGCTGGATCGTATATGAGGACAAAAACGCTTCAGAATACGAAAAAGAGGAGGAGTATTCAGATGCTTAGGGGTAGAGACGAATGGAGACGAATGGTGACAAATGGAAAGCCATTCGTATCCCATTTGTTGCTTGATTTGGAGACGACAAATGGATGGATGTCTAGAAGACATCCATTCGTCGTCGCCAGCAAATGTCGCCATTGATTATTTTTTAGTTGGAGTTGTATATGGTTAAAAAGAGTTTGAGTAAAGTGCTTGGTGGTCTAAAACAACCAGAATTCCCTATGAATACTTTTGAGGTATTTATGAATTCGAGGTTAGTTGAGCTGTCTGTGGTGAAAAGGGAGCACGAAAAGCGTTGGGGCATCAATCGCTTGATCGAGCTGGTGGACTCGGAATTTCGGATCAAGGTGTGGCGACAGGCTGAGAGAGTGTTCGAGGCTTCGGTGTCCAGAGATGAGGTCAAGCTGGACAGAGCTGTCGCAGGAATGATCAAGGCTTATGCAGCGCTGGAGACTTGGGCGGTCGAGAACGGTGTGTCGGAGATGCCAGCGATAGTTGCAGTCGAACATGAGATGCAGGACGGGTCGGTGATGGTGGTCGTTGGTACACATCACGACGCGACGCTTTACCAGCAGTTTAGACCCGATGTTGCCAATCGTCACATCTGGACGATGGAAGAGCTGGAGTTGATCATGGACTCGCCAGTCATCAAGGACACGATGAAGATCAAGTCGTTGATGCCTTGTGCTGCACTTGTTAGGCTGGACAAGGATGCGAAGGAGTTTCCACTTGGCGGTGCGACAGGCTTTGATGATGTCAAGTCGGACGAGCTGGAGGCTTCGTCGTTGCCAAAGGTGTTCGACACCAGCAAGATAGGCAAAAATAGGGCTAATCGGGCTTTGGAGGAGATTTAGATGCTTGGATGTACTTTGTGGTGGGTGAGTGGCTTTGATTGCTTGGAGGGCTTTTAAATGGCTGGTAGACCAAAACGCAAGTCGGACTTGGCTGCGCTTGATTCGTTGCCGAAGGAACATATCGTCGCAATGCTTGAGGCTGGGCAGCCGATTGCACGCATCTGTTACGCGCTCGGAGTTGGTCGAGTTGCACTCGAAGATTGGCTGTCAAAACAGGAGAATGAAGGTCTCGCCTCGCGTGCGCGTGCGAAGGCTGCGGACGACATGGTAGCAGAAAGCATACTAATTGCTGACGAAACCGATGTCGAAGAGGTACAAAAGGCTAGATTACGGGTGCAAACGAGGCAATGGGTGGCAGAGCGCTGGAATCCTGCCTCATACGCCCAGAATAAGATGCCAAGCGTGCAAGTGAACCTGTCTGGCATGAGGCTGGACGCATTGCGACACATCGAGGTCGTTGAGGACATATCCACAGAAAACAGCGAGAAGTTGTCCTAGTTGTCCACAGTTGCGTGGAAACTGGCGAAGTTATGCACAAAACACCCGTCAAACCTGTGGATAACAGCAAAATAACTTTACATAATGGACATAGTATAAAGTAGGTGTAGAGATTAGTATTCGTTTCTGCTTGTTTTCTGCTTGTTTTCTGCTGACAGATTCGGGTTTACCCCCCCCCTTCGCTTGGCGCGACGGGTGGCGCTGAAACTGCACCCCGACAGTTACCGACCTAACACCCCCCCACTACCCCTACCCACAGCACCACTCAACCCTAAAAAAATAAAAAAAATCAAGGCACAATCCTGACATGACGACAGAATCAACTGCACCAGTACAAAAGAAACTACACCCACAGGTCAAGGAGACGCTAGACCGTATCCACGACAAGCGACAAGACGAACTCAGCAAGAATCCCTTTGTTGCGTTCACCATCCGCTACAAGAACAACCCCACGCTCTTCGTGAAGGAAGTCTTAAAAGCCAACCCCGACACTTGGCAAGAGACCTTCCTCACGCACATCGCAAAGGGCAACCGCAGAATATCTGTAAGGTCAGGGCATGGCGTAGGAAAGTCCACAGCAGCGAGCTGGGCGATCATCTGGTACTTACTGCTCAGATACCCCGTCAAGGTCGTCGTCACCGCCCCCACATCCAGCCAACTCTACGACGCACTCTTTGCGGAACTAAAGCGCTGGGTGAAGGAACTGCCTGAGACCTTGCGGGATATGCTCGAAGTCAAGCAGGACAGGATCGAGGTCAAGGAAGCAGCGTCCGAGGCTTTCGTCTCAGCCAGAACCAGTAGGGCAGAGCAGCCAGAAGCCCTGCAAGGTGTCCACTCAGAGAATGTGATGCTGGTAGCTGACGAGGCATCTGGCATCCCAGAGGCAGTCTTTGAGGCTGCTGCGGGGTCTATGTCTGGACACAATGCCGTGACCCTTTTGCTGGGCAACCCTGTCAGAAGTTCGGGATTCTTTTACGACACCCAGAACCGACTGGCGAACGATTGGGTGACGATGAAGGTGAGCTGCAAAGACTCGCCAAGGGTCTCAGATGCCTATGTCGAAGAGATGAAGGCGCGGTACGGGGAAGAGTCGAATGCCTACCGAATAAGGGTACTAGGTGAGTTTCCAAGGTCAGACGACGACACCATCATCCCGATGGAACTCTTGGAACTGGCAAAGCACCGAGATGTCGAGACCTCCCAGCACGCAAAACTGATCTGGGGCTTGGATGTCGCACGCTTTGGTGGCGACAGGTCTGCACTCTCGAAGAGACAGGGCAACGCATTGATTGAACCCACGAAGACTTGGAAAAACCTAGACTTGATGCAACTCACAGGCGCAGTAGTCGCGGAGTGGGAAGCCCTACCGCCAAGCCAGAGACCGCATGAGATCATGGTGGACTCGATTGGACTTGGCGCTGG